GTGTTGTCGTATTCAGCCATTGGGTTTTGCCCCTCCGTGTGGGTTGTCGATCTTGTATTGAGTTGGTGCGCGTCCGCGAGTCTTGATAGGTAGTCCTGCTTTGCGCATGTTTTTGATGTAGGTTCTGACTGACTCTTTGGTGTATCCGAACTTAGCCATTGTATCGTCAATGGTTCTGTATCTAGTCAGCATGAACTTGGCTAGACTCTCTGGATACCAGTCTGTCTTGCGTTGTCTGCTTTCCGATACTGGCTTGTGAACTACAACTGACGGTACCTGTTTTGGAACTGTCAGCATGTCTTCAAGCATCTTGTCGATACGCGCGAGTCGGTACTCGATCTTGTCGAGTCGTTTGTTGATTCCTAGCATTACCAAGCCTCCTCTGCTGGTGCGCTGCTCTTCTTGGCAACTTTGGTTACTTTGGGTGAGGACACGCTGGCTGCATTGCCATCATCGTCCTCTGACGGCAGACCAAAGGCTGCTTGCAAACCATAACGCTTGGCGTAGGTAATGCCGCTGCCCATCTTCTGCGGGTCGGTATTGTCTTTGGTAAGCACAGGTGTGCGACCAGTCATTGAGTCGCCAGACTCGTGCATGATTGTTGTGGTTACAAAGATGTGATGCTCATCAAAGTCGACAAGCTGGGTGAATGTCAGCCCAACCTTGCCAGCTTCTGCGCGGACAGTCTCAATGACTTCCTCTAGGCTGGCATACTTGGACTTGAAGAAGGGATTGGCTGCACCCTTCTTGGCTGCTGCGCCACTGTCGTGGAACTTGATTAGCGCTGTGGCTAGATTCTTAGTCGTCATAGTGGTTCTCCTTTACTGCGATACGAAGTGATCCGCGCTTGTCGCGCTTGATGGTGAGGAGATCGCAGTACACCTCTCGCTCTCCATCGCCTACCATTGCCTTGAGATCGGCTTTGGCAGATTCAAATAGTTGTGCATTTCCCTGCTGCTCGATGTAGTCATGGCACCGGCTGATGAACTCATTGTCACCAGACGCATCACGCTTGACCATATCGTTGACAGGAATCTTGTCTGTGTTGGGCGAAGCAACATGATTGCCATACACCTCATCAGCTTCTGCTGGCGGTGTGTCATCTACAACAAGCTGCCAGAACGTCTTGAGATGCACACGCATACGCTCGACGTAATCGTCTGCGCGTGACACCTTGGCTGCTTCCCAGCGTCGATTGCCAAACAGAACTGATAGGTAGCAAGACTTGTAGTTGCCGACCCACATATAGAACTGGATCTGTGGCATGTATTGCTTGAGTACATTGTCGAATGTGTTGTTGTCGTAGGTATGCTTGCACTCAAGGATGGCATCATCGACAAACACAACGCCGTCTAGTTGACCCCGGCAAGGCACACCATCAACATCTAGTTTGACTACGCGCTGCTGGTCATAGACTTCTTTGTCTGTCTGCTGTTGAAACCAGTTGATGTTGAACTGTTCGGTGAATGTACCAAGTTGCACTGGCAATACGTCTGATAGATCGTCAGGCTTTTTGCGTCCTGTCTTCTCTTCCCAGAGTGATATCCAGTCACCTTGCATGATGCGGCGCATGTCGCTACCGCCGATAAATCCTATTCGGTTCATTTGGTTCTCCTTTGTATGTATTCTACTGCGAGTATGCAGTAAGCGCAACCTTCTTGGATACGAGTGCATCCATTAGTTTCTGCCTCTTTTCTATGCGCCAATGGATATGCTTGTGGAACTCGGCGTATGCCGGCCAGAAGGTACACGACTCAGCGACCTTCTGGACGGCATACAGCACGATGTCCGCAGGATACTTTATCAGTTGTGATGTGAGCGATTTGATCCTGATTGTCTGATCTTCTGCTGTTTCGCCACTGGGCTTCACCACAAGCGTGGCAAGCATAGTTAGCTGCTTACCTATATCTTCTGGCGAGAGGGGCGTCAGTGACGTTTGTACGGCGTTTAACGCACGATCCAGTGACTGTTCGTCCTCACATTGTATGTCGTAGCGCAACAGTGTGATTTGTATGTCAGCATCACGAGGGAATCGTGTGCGTTCAACAGGACTAATCGTCAAGCCCGGCAAGGATGCCAGCGAAGTGACCAGATTGCTGTCCACCTTTGCCGGATCTTTTACTTCCAACAGACGAGCCACTGCTCGTTGCTGCTGTTCCCCACTCAACTGCTTGACGACACCACTTTCTATAAGCGAGGTCAGGTCGTTTGAATGTGTTGCCTTTCGAGAGGTGGTGATTGCGGAACTTATCTGTTTCAGCGTCATGGTTTATCTTTGCTCCTAACTTGTTATCAATGTCCTGTTGTAGATCAGAACTTGGTTGCCAATCTTCTGTAAGCCCTGACTTGGCTACTCGCTTTTTCTTTGTGAGTAGCGGGGCAATGTCTCGCTCGAACACATCGCCATCAAAGATTACCAGAGTTTTGGGCTTGCCGACTTTGCGTTTGTAAAATGCAACGTCGCGCACAACGGTGAATGGATTGGGGAAGTTTGACTTGTCTCTGTATTTTACTTCCACCACCAACTCAAGTCGTCCGAGTTTCCAGATGATGTCGCCGGAGTATTCTCCTCCGAGTGCGCCTGAGAGGGGCTGGCGTTTGGCTGTGAAGCCGAGTTCTTGTAGCCAGTTGACGAACCACCTTTCGTGGTAGTTTCCCTTGTCGCGATTCTTGTTTGCCATTGGTTCTCCTGATAGCAGTCAAGGCAGATTGTGTACCAAGACGGCGGGTTGATGCCAGCAACAGGGCAGACAAACCAAGGTGTCACTACTCCACATGCTTCGCATGTTTGTGACTTGCCTTGATTAAGATTTTTTTTGATGCGTCTGTTTTTGGCTGGCATTGGTTATATAATCAAACACGAGTTTAGCTGTTTCGTATCGTAACTCCTTGCCTTGCTTGGCTCTGTAATATGTTGAGTCGGGCAGCCCCGCTCTGATGAAAGCATCTTTGAGCGGAACTCTGTGGCGTTTGGCTCTGTTAGTGAGCGTTGTCATGTAGCTTTTCATGCAGGGATACTCCTGCAATGTCGCAGTCATGTCAATCTTTGATGCGTATTGGCTTGAGTGTGTAGCCCAGATAGTTGAGAGCGGCTTCGATATCATTGACTCGTGGCGTATGCGTAGTGCGCCACTTCCTCAATGTATCTCTGTGAAGGCCAACTCTTTCTGCAAGATCTATCTGGCAGCATCTTTGTCTGTGCATTTCTTTAAACAGAAACTGCACAACAGGATTTCCATTGGTAATTGCTGGCCGATATCTAAACTTCCGCATCTTCTGTGTAGAACTCCTTTGCCCACATGATTAGTTGCTGACGACCAGACTCACCTTTGCGTTTGCGATGGTCAGTAAAGATCAAGCCTTTCTCTTTGAGTTGCTTGTATCTAGCAGTGATTGTGCTGTATCGATGGTTTGGTAAGATGCGCAGCACATCGTCTGATATGCAGCCATCGGCAGAAAAGCTGGTGATTGCAGCTAATACAATGCGTTCCATCTTGCTGACATCAAGCTGCTCGGCAGCGTCATGGCTGGTGCTTGGGTCATCACGACGAGCAAGCTTGTACGCTGGTGTCTCTGGAAAATCTGGCTGGTCTAATCCCAGCTTGTCAAACAGATCGTTCATTGATTGGTTCTCCTAGTTTCTGATTGATAAACATGACACACGCGTCGTGTTTGTATTCTAATCGACGCCAGTCTTGTTCAGTGTAGTGGTCACGATCTTTGAGTTGTATCTCAAAGTGGGTAGCGATTGAGTCCATCAGGTAATGATACAGTTCGTATCTCATCAGGTTCTCCATTTGCGCCTCCATAACTCAGGCCATACTGAGTGCTTGCCTATTGCTGGCTTTTTAACAACTGATGGCCTGATGTGTACCTCGTCTCCTTGTGACTTGTTGCCTTGGTATTGTTCTTCTTGGAAATGAACATCGACTGGTCCAAAGAACATAGTGTCAAAGTCAGGGTCTATGACTGTGTGATACTTCCACTTTGTGTTTGCCATTCGTCTATCTCCAAAGCTGTCTCAAGAGCATCATCATCTGATCTTGCGTAAACTTGTTGATACACAATGTAAGACTGCATCACGACTAGATGATCGCTGTCACAGAAGGGGCAGAAGCCCCCGCTGTCTTCGCTGTAGTGCTTGAGATCATGATAGTGTTCGATCTGCGCTTCGCAATCTTGACACTCATAATACTCACGGCTCAAGGTGTGGAATGTAGTCATCCAACTCCTCCATTGGATTGGCTGCCTCCCATGCTTTGGTCGCGCGATCTATAAATTTCTTGCGATCAAAGCGTGGGTTGGTTGCTGCTAGTTTGTCAGCCATGTCCTGTATTTTTGATGGCCAAGGCAAGAGTGGTGCCACATTGTCTGCAATGTATTCAAAGTGGCGTTGCTGCATGAGCGACATTATTTCACCTCCTTGATTGATGGGTTGATTGGTTCGGCAACGAATCGGTCAAGTGACTCGTGATACTTGTTGCTGATGCTGTTCAGCGAGTGAAGGGCTGTCTCAACATCGTAGCGAAAGGCATCTTTGCCTGTGTCATTGATGTTGTCTTTGGCCCTGTCGAGGAGGCCGATGGCCCCCTCGATCAATACGATAAATGGTGTGGACATGATGTCTCCTATGCAAGATGCCAGTTGGCTGGCTTGAGTGCTTTGATAAGTAGGTTCTCACGATTGCGTCTAGCAACATGCGGTGTGTTGCTGTCACCAGTATGCGTAGACCAGTGGGTGCAAGCGTTGTACAAAGCCCACTTGTTTTGACCGAGTTGAACTTTCTCTTTGTTCCACTGGCGGCAAAGCTGCTCGTAACGACGCTCATTGATCTTGATGCTATCGTCTTCTTTTGGGTAACGACACAGCTTCATCTTGAAAAACATGAAGGCCATCTCGTCATCAACATGTGTACGCATCCAGCTTTTGTACACATCCTTGTCCTGCATGAACGTCTCAAGACCAGCAACGATCTTGGTGGTGCTGCCTTTGACATTCACATTGGTGGTGTGCTTGGCCCATGTATTAGCTACAGTCATGGCATTGGTGCAGCCATTCTT